ACTTTCTACTGGAGCAGTAAATATCACTTCTTTTCTTTCATAACCAGCGTCGTCAACCTCTGTTAAATCTGAAAGCTGTACTGTTTCATTAAGACTTCCTCTAGCATTAGTTGCAAGTCCTAAATATATATTTGCTGGTAGGGAGCCGGTATTTCTAAATACAGCATTTAAAACCAGCTTTTCTCCATCATTTGTTAAACTTGCCATTTAAAATCACCCTTTCAATTTATATTGTGCACCAAGTTTTCTTAACATCTGTTCCATTTGTCTTCTTCTTTCTGATTCTGTATCTGTATTTCCGCCACCTAAATTAACAGTTGGCCTAAAGTCGTTGTGAATATTGCTAGAATTGTTTGTAGTTCCAACAGCTTTTTCAGCTAACGGATTTACTTGCATACTTTCCACATTTATTTTAGAAGTCATTAGGTCTTTAACCTGTGTTATTTTATCGGCAATATCCCTTTTTTTACCTTCAATTCCCTGTTCCATACCTTCGCCAATATTTTTTCCTATTCCAGCGAATACTTTAGAAGGAGATGCAATACCTAATGCTTTTTTAGCAGCATCTGTAAGTCCCGAAGCAACATTTTTCACAGAATTTACAACTTTGCTCATTGCTGCACTAATACCGTCAGCTAAACTGGTGATTATATTCCTACCCACAGAATATAAGCTCTGATTTGAAAGGTAGTCATAAACATCAGTCCAAAAAGTTTTAATTCCACCGACAATCTCGCCAATTTTTCCTGGTATCCAATCCACTACATTATTAAACATTGTTTTCATGTCTTTAGCTAAATTACTAAAAGCATCAGAAGTAAAATCTATAACTTTACCCCAGCTTTCTTTTATTAAAGTTGGTATTCTTGAAAAAGCACCTGCAAAATCACTTATAAAACTTTGAAACATTTCAACAGCAGATTTCCAAATAGCTGAGTTTGTAATTGCGTTTGTGATTGTTTCCCAAGCATTTACAACACCATCTTTCATAGCAACAAAACTGTCTATAATAGCAATTTTCATATCATCATAAAGATTTATTACTGTTTGTATAAATTCAGAATTACCAATAAAGTCCATAATAGACTGCCAGATATTTATTATAAAATCTTTAATTTTACCCCAAATATCTTTAGTGTAACTAAGAATCTCATCCCAGTATTTAATAATTATACCTGTTGGTGTCCAGTTCAAAAATAAAGTTAAAATTACGTCAAGTATATCACTCAACACATTTTTTATCCCTGTCCAAATAGTTTTGGTGGAAGTTCGAATTGCCTTCCAAGCATTACTAAACACAGTTACAATTTTATTCATTAAACCACTCATAGTATTTCTTAAACCTTTTAAAGCATTGCTAGTTATTGTAGTAATATCTTCCCAAATCTGTGGAAAATACTCTGGAAGTTTCAACCAAGTTCCTATAAACACATCAACTAAATATTTTAAAAACGACATTAGTTCTTCTTTCCAAGTAGTAAATATTGCTATTACACCAATAACAGCTGCAACTATCGCAACTAACGGCCCTGCTCCTAAACCAATAATAGCTGTTCCCACGGCGGTGATTGTCGGAATAAGTGGAGCGATTACAGTCATAAATGTTCCGAAAGCCATTAAAACTGGGCCAATCGCAATTGCTAAAGCGGTCAAACTTCCCACAAATATTTTAATTGGCTCGGGAAGTTTCGCAAACCATTCGGCAACTTTCCCGACAGCCTTTACAATACCCTGTAACATTGGTAAAAGTAACTTTTCTATTGCCGGTTGTAAAGTTTCATAGATTGAAAGTGCAATATCAATCAAACCGTCCTTTACAAGTCCGAGCTGTTCTTTCATTGACTGCATTTGCTTATTTGCAACTTCATCAGTAGCACCACCGGCGTTTCTTAAATCTGATTCATACTGCCGCATTTGCTCTGAGCTTCCGAGTAAAAGTTTAATTGTACTTCTAGTCTGTGCGTTGAAACCAAGTTGCTTTAAGGTAGAGTCCTTCTGCTGTGTAGTCATTCCTGCGAGTTCGCCTTCCAGCATTGAGACTATATCTGACATATTCTTCATTTCGCCTTCGCTGTCATAGATACTCATTTCCATATCTTCCCAAACGTCGCCGTTTTTCTGTTGGGCGTCGGTCAAATAATCAAGAGTTCTTGCAAGAATTGCACCCGCTTCTGAACCTTTTTTACCTTTATCTGCCAGTACGGATAAAAACGCTGCACCTTCCTCAATATCTTTATTAACAGCTTTTAATGCTGCACCCGCCTTATTAGTCATTGCTTCTGAAAACTGCTGTGTGCTAGCATTTGCCATATTCTGTGCGGCCGTTAGTACATCAGAAACTCGTTCCATATTTTCCATATTTTCGGCGGTATCTTCTACGGAAAGACCCAACGCACTTTGGGCGTCAGTCAAAAGGTCAGTTGCGGTCGCCATATCAAAGTTACCAGCCGTTGCAAAATTTGCAACTTTTGGTAAAGCCGCCATTGCTTCCTCGGCGTCATACCCAGCAGAAGCTAAATAGTAATAACTGTCTGCCGCTTCTTTTGCTGATTTACTAGTTGTTAAAGCAACTTCCCGGGCTGTATCTTCCATTGTTTTTCTCATTTCACTTGAAACGTCGCCCATTATAGAAGTCGATTTAGTCATTGCGTCCTCAAAATCAGTTCCAAATTTAACTGCCGCACCTGTAATTGCAAGTAACGGAGCGGTAACTCCTTTAGTCATTGTTGCCCCCGCTGACTTCATTTTAGTTCCTGCCTTTTTTACCGAGCTGGAAAGACCTTGCAAATCTTTTTTCACAGTCTTTACGCCTGCTCTAAAATCCTTTATTCCTGCTGTAAAATTTGTGACGACTGAACCTGCATTATAAGCCATAAACTCACCTCCTAAGTTTTAGGTTTGGATTGTGATTTTTCTGTTCTTCTTCGGAAGCAATTCCCACACTTCCTAAAGTAGTTTCCTTGTTCCCTGTATCAGCATTTTTGCTAATAAACTTTTCGGGTGCGTCTTTAGACATTGCGACCCTAATCATATTATACGTTCTATTTATTTCTTCTATTTCTCTATCCTGTATCACAGCAAACAATTCTTCAATCTGTTTTTTAGAATACGTCCACATAACCTCGGTTGGTGTTATTCCGTAAGTGTGGGCGATTTTTTCTATCGCTTCAATTTCTGTTACCCGTTTAGTTTTTCCTTCGCTCTCTGAATTATCGCCTTCCTCTTTAGAACTTTGGTAAAATTTTCGACAATCATCTCAACGTCGTTTACTTCAAGAATAGTTTCAAGTAAGGCAATTTCCTGCCCGAGATATAAATTATCGTTCACCCATTCCTCGTCTTTGTCAAGAACGGTCGCATATAAAGTCAGAAGTGCTTCATCACTTATTAAAGCGACTACGTCAGCGATATTTTCATCAATATTGTCAAGTTCTTCTTTACTCATTCCAAGCAACATTTCTGCAAAAACATTTATCAATTTTCCATATTTAGCTCTAACCATTGGCCCGATTTCGAATGTTTCTTGACCCACAGCAACTTTTTTCATTTCTGGCACTAAAATATCATCAGCTTTACTCATAAAATAAATCCTCCTTTAAAAAAAGAGGATAGCTCAAATACTATCCCCTATTTATTTGATTAACCAAGTTTACGCAATTGTGGTAAATGCTGTTCTGTGATTTTCGCCCATTTCATTGCCTGCCATATCTCTGACCTCGGCTGACACAAATGCTAAATATAGTGTGTCATTTGCGAGTGCTGTTTCCGGCGTGAATGTTACCGTAAAGTTATTGGGATTATAAGCTAAGTCCCCGACAACTTCTGTCCCTGTTCCGTCCACAACGTTAAAGTTTCCAGCGGTAATATCTCTTTGCTGAATATCTTCGCTGAATACCCACTCGATTTCTGTATCTAATGCAACATCCACACCGTCGTCAGCAGGAACAACAGAATTAACAGCGGGTGGAGTGGTATCATCATAAACGTCAACTCTCTTTCCGATTCTCTGTTTTTCCGGTTTTGTAATATCCTCGATTGCCAGCATTGTAACTTCATAAATTGTGTTTTCCTCTTTGGTATATTCTACCTCGGAAGCTGAAATTGGAAACATTTTCCAAAAAGTATATTCTGTCTGACCCCCGCCGGGTGCTGGGCCGTCCATAAATAAAGTTTTATAATCAACGGAAGGGTCGCCACCAAAAAATAAAGTGTTGTTTACTTCGTCGATTTGGTCGTCGCTTAGGCCCCAAGCTAATTTCATATTTTCTAGAACGTTTTCTTTCATCGTGAAAGTAATTTCCATTCTTTCGCCAATTTTAGCCATCCCCACAACGCCTAAATACTGGTCTGCATCGTCAAACTCTCTGAAAGAAACTTCTTGACTGAATGAAACGCCACCTTGAGTTATTCCAACATTCCTTGCTTCCTCTTTAGTACAGCCGTAAGGCCCTTCAAAAATCTCTGTTGCCCCGACTGTGAAATTTCCGGGATTTTTAACTGCTTTAGTAGTCATTAAAACTCACCTCTCTAATAATTTAATTTTCTTACCCAAGCACTATAATTTGAACTAAATAAATGCTTGTCATTATCGTCTGTTCCTATATGACCGAACTCGCCCTGTGCTTCCATTAGCAAAACTCGATACGGCCCTAAAAAGAAATTGTACCTTTCACGCACAACTTCATCAGCTTTTTTCATTAATTCCTCTGCGTCCACATATTTTTCAGCCTTAGTTATGAACTGAAATGTAAGAACTTTGGTTTGGTCTTTTTCCGGAGTTGGCCCGCCTGTATTATAGACAGTCAGATGCTCTGAATCGATAGAAGGACTTGACCCCAAAAATAGATTATCGCCGAATGTTCCGACATTATTTCTTTCAAGCTCATTTATAATTTCTTTGTGAAAAGACATTTACAGTCCTCCTTTATCAAGAGCATTCTCAATAGCTTTTACAATTTCTGTCATATATAAGGGATATTTTTCCTTTAAAGGATTTTCTAAATACTTTGCTTCCCCACCTTTTGGGTGCTTGAACTCTTGGTTTTCGTGCTGGGTTGTTGCGTATCCTGCTGTAAAAGCAATTTCGCCCATTAACTTATTCACAAGAGTTTGCAGGCTGATATTTCCGGCCTTGAAATCCTTCACAATTTTAGCATCACCTTTTCCGGAACTCTCTGTGTGTGCTGTCTGCTTCCCGTTCAATTTAGCAATCCCGCTTCCACGAAGATAACCTTGATATATTGGAGCACGTCGCATTCCCTCACCGAGTAAATCGAAAGTAATTGAAGCAATCTCATTTTGTATTGCTTTTAAAGCGGCTTCCTCTGCCTGTTCAAATGCTTTTTGTACCTTCTTTATATCTTCTTCCATTTCCTCGACGTTCATTTCGAAAAGATTATCGCCTTTCATTTTAAGAACACCTTCTGAAAACTTTCTGATATAAGACCGGATACAAATTGCGAGGAAATCACTTTGAAACTTTCACCTTCGAACACTATTTCACTTTCAGTAGTAAGCCTCTGAATGCCTCCGGGAAGCCAAACTTCCACAGTAGAGATTACTTCTTTTCCTTTATTATCTTTTTTTAATTCATCAATTTTCATTTTGCGGCAACTGACCCCTGTTGCAATTTCTGAAAGTTCTGCGTCGCCGTAACCGTCCGGGCCAGTATTTAATTTGATAGATTCGGCTTCCGCATTGAAATAGCTTCTTATCATAACAAATCACCAACTTGAAGTTTATATTTTTCTTTCAAGTGCATTATTGCCGGAGCATAAGCTGTTCCGTTTATTACGTAATTCTCGCTGACCGACTTATCTAGACTAATGCTCTTAACGCCCTGTGCCTGCAAGCTAAGCCTTTTCAAGTCTTCCGGGCCTAAGTCAAGCAAGAAAATTGCCTGCTCAAATACGGCCTTTTTATAATCCTCTGTGGAGAATTTAGAACTGGAACTCAAATTATCTATATCTTTTTTAGCGTGGGCCAACGCAGTTTTTCTAGTATTTTCGTTTGCGTCTTCCCAGTTTTCAGTCCACAGCCTTTCAGAATAATATCTTTCCGCTTCGCTTAAAGTAGGCATATTATCCCTTCTTCTCTTTTAAAATCTCTACCGCTTCTTCTTTTCTCACATTCTTTTCAATTCCCGGGATTGAATACCAACCGTATTCTGCCTTATACATTTCTAGAAGTTCGTCAATAGTCTTGGCCTTTGCTTCCTCTAGGATTTCGACTTTACCTTCCCGGGCCTGTTCCCTTGCCCATTTAATATCCGCTTTGAAAATCTGTCCGTCAGAATAAATTTTCTTATTCTCTCCCGCCGGATATCCAACAGTCCAAACAGCTTTAACTTTCACTTTGTCTTCGCCAACTTCAACTTCTTTTTCAACGGTCTTTTTGTCAACCTTCTTTTCAGCTTCCTTTTCAGCAACTTTTACTTCTTTTTTATCAGATTTTTTCATAATTTCACCAACTTTCTAAAAAAATAGACCCTCACGAACATTACGTATCAGCGAGGGCCTTAGTTTTCCAATATTACGCAAGTACGTCCATATAGAATACATACTCTGGATTGTAAACCGCTGGCCACATTTCAGTTTTCATAAAGTGCCAGTATTTACGAGGGTCATTTTCCTCGAATATTGTTGTGAAAATTCCGGGATTGAAGTCGTTTTCAGCAACCGGCCCCATTACTAGACGGCCAGTATCTTCAATTTCCTGTCCGGCCGCTTGCTTCACAAGTACAACTCGGCCTTCCGGAATAAAGTATTCAGTATTAGTTGGTCTTCCCTTTGCGTCCTCTAGTTTCACAAATTCATCATAAACCATTACTTCCGGGTAACCTAAGCTAACCAAGTAATCGTTAATTACTGAAAGTGTAATTCTAGTGGCGTTATCGGAAAATTCGCTTGCAACTTCTGCGGAGCCTGTCAGTTTTCTAAGCTCCTGTCTTCTCATTACGATATTAGTAGGCATTTCTTTATTAGTATCGTAATAAGTTTCGCAAGCACTAATTAAATCGCTTAACGGTTTTGGTGCAGTTCCGTCCCAAGCGTCGCCTTCTAATGCACTGGAAGCAATTTTGTGATTTGAAGGAACTCCAAAGTCAACTGCTAATCTTGCATTTTCTGCTTCGTCCTTGAACGTGATTGCACCTTTTGCCAGCACCTGCCAGCGTAACCATTCACGACGGGATTGTGCGGAACGAACGTTTCTTGCACTTTCGTCGAGAATTTGTCTTAAATTTCTTTTCAATTCATTATCGTTTCTTGGATTGAAAATCTTATTTAAGAGTGCTTTGTTGACTTCAAACTTCTGTCCGAAAGGTGCGACTGAACCTGCAACCTTTTTAATAGCTGGCCCGCCTACAATAGGTGCTTCGGCGTCGCCCCTTGACATTAGTTTAGCCATTGCTGTGGTGTTATCGAAAATATGATACACCCAGTCATAATCGTATTCCTGTGTTACTGGAAGGAAATTCGCACCGATATAATTTTCCGGCTCGTCAACTTCCTGTAAAAATCCTTTATAGTCAATTCCAAATTCATTTTCTATTGTTTCAATCAATTTTGTTTTAGGCATTAAATCTCACTCCCTGTGAATTAAATTTTATATTACTCAAAAGAAATCATTGGTAAATCTGCGGCAACTTTTTCGTCATAGTTTGGAAGTCTATCAGCGTAAACTGCACCGTGCACAATTCCACCAACGAGTGCGTCTTCCTCGGAAACGTCAACCATTTCAGTACAAATAAATTCAGCTTTGCTTGTGCCGTCAGCTTTTTGCACAAATAAAGCGGCGTTGTGTTCTGTACTTTCAATGTTATTTACAGTCAAGACCACACCGTCAACCGCTGTTACTGTTAAGTCATCAGAAGCGTTTTCTTCAATAACGCCGTCAGCGTCTAAAGTTTCTAGAACGTCGCCAACTTGAAAATTGAATGCTTCTGCTTTTAAAGTGAAAGTATTTGC